TTCGACATTGCCTCGGTGAGAGTTTGCAATCTCACATCATAAGGAATTTTGCTAGTAACATCAACAATGTCCCATGCCACCATACGGATACTATCTGCCTCTTCTTTAGTAATTGTTCCCTTATTGGCTTTGCTGATTATACCATTCCCGGTCTTTCTATCAATAATCTTGCCATCTCGCACGATGAGCAATTCACCATCAATCGTAACGCACTCAGCACCAAATGCACTTTGCATCTGGGAATCAAATACTCCTAGTGTCTGAATTTCCTTGCCATTTCTGGACCAAGCTGATGCTTTTGTGCCATCCCAAATTAAATGACATCTTGCACCATCGAATTTAATTTGCCCAATACAAGGGTATTTGATTCCAGAAATATCTTTGTGCGCTAACATCACATCGAATACAGGCACGATGCCAGGCCACACTCGCGCGGCTAGTGTATCACTTGTTCCACATCGAAGGTCCCGTTGAATTACTCGCTCCAATACAATTGCAGAGGCAGGAGACAGCCTGGAAAGTATATTTGAAAGATATTGAATTGCTTGATTGCCAGTATATTTTCTAGTAGAGAAAACCGTCAATTCATCGATTGCTTTATCTAAACTGATTTTGGTGACATACTCGGTGTATTCAGGAATTTTTTTAATGCCGTATGTGAGTGTTTTATCATACGCTGCTTGAAATACTCGCTTCAGTACCTTATTATCTTTCTCTCGTTCTAAAATTTTAACTTTATCATTCGTTGAAGGAGTAGATGTCAGTTCATTCAAAATATCAAGAATACTCATTTTAAGCCCTTTTCCATCATCTAGATGTATGATACATCAATCACTTAACAATCTTTACTTTACATCCAAGTAACTTTTCGATGTCAGCAACAGACAATTCCTTTACAGTATTCATCTTTGCATTGAACTCTGCTTCGGTGTATTCTACACCATTCAACAACCAATAGTTGTCTCCATTAACATATTCCACAGCAGGGCCGTCTTCACGATGGCGCTTACCGTTCAGAAACCAGAATTTGTCTCCATTAGCAAATTCAATCGCCGGCCCGTCTTCGCGGTGATGTTTACCGTTCAGGTACCAATAAATGTCGCCATTTTCATGAACCTTGACTTCGTATGTTTTCATTTTCTTCACCATGTTGTTTAATTGATGTATATCACGACTCAATTAAATGTCAAATGACCAAATGAATCAATCACTTAACAACCTTCACTTTAAAACCGAGTAGTTTTTCGATGTCAGCAACAGATAATTCCTTCGCAGGATGCATCTTTGCATTGAATTCTGCTTCGGTGTATTCTACCCCATTCAGATACCAGTAGTTGTCTCCATTAGCATATTCCACAGCAGGACCGTCTTCACGGTGAAGTTTACCAGCTTTGAACCAGACTTTGTCTCCATTAGCATATTCAATCGTTGAGCCGTCTTCGCGGTTCCGCTTGCCGTTCAGATACCAGAATTTGTTTCCATTAGCATGAACCTCGACTTCGTATGTTTTCATTTTGTTTCTCCGTGTTGTTTAATTGATGTATACATTATACCACGACTCAATTAAATGTCAAATGCCGAAATAAATCAATTACTTAACAATCTTCACTTTAAACCCAAGTAACTTTTCGATGTCAGCAACAGACAATTACTTTTCAGTCTTCATCTTTGCATTGAATTCTGCTTCGGTGTATTCTACATCATCCAGATACCAATATTTGGTTCCGAGAACAGATTCAATCGCAGGACCGTCTTCACGGTGAAGTTGGCCGTTCAGAAACCAGTATGTGTCTCCGGCATTTTCAACTTCAAGTTCTTTCATTTTCTTCTCCATGTTGTTCAAGTGTTCAATAATGAAATTTTATCGCATATTTTATAATTCAGTGCTTCCTCTGCCGATAGATACATGTCTTCCGATGGCAAGAGGTATTTTTTGATATTAGTTATCGATAACTTTGTATATTTTTTGTAGTGATTCAACATTCTAGAATACGTCAGTTCGTATTCTTTGTTGATTGCAATAAGTTCATTATGCTTTCCTTCTGCGCACCACGAATACTGGTGACTCATGATAGAAGTATTTGGGGTTAGAATTCTGTGTCCTTTTTCTCCCGCTAAAAAAACCATTAATCCAGCGCTCTGTACACACCCAAGTCCTATCGTCCTAACGGGAATTCTTGAACTTTCCATAATGTCAATAATCGCATATGCATCCAATAATGACCCGCCCGGGCTATTGATAATTAAATTAAGAAAATCCGGTTGGGGATTATTTACGTAATTATTATGTAATATCCATTCGCACACTCTACTGGCAGAATCATTATCAATGTTCTCGAAGAGTAAATAAATATTGGCGATTTGTGGTTCATAACGGTTGTCATCTTCTTTATCTTTTTTCATTTTTTGTAGGAAATTCCTTTAGTTTATTTACCAAAACATTCAACCAATTTTTTCTACTTTCCTCAAATACTAATACTTTATTTTCATTATCGACCGCCATTAAAATAACCATTTTATCGATTTTTAAACCATACATTTCCTGAATCATTATGCTATAAATGGAAGTCTGTAAAAAATAGCTACTTATGTCTTCTTTTGATTTTCTATTTTTTGATGTTTTAAAATCTATGAGAGCTATTACCCCATCATAATTAGCGACACAATCTACTGTTCCTGCAAGTTTCATTACATCTGAATAAAGTGGGTATTCCAGTGCGTGAATATCAGTAATATGTGAATCTGCTATAATAGCCAGTGGTTTGAACAATATCCCATCCAGCATAGAAAGCTTTTCTACTTTTTCATTTTTTAGATAATGTTCTATGTTCTCATGTAGTCTAGTACCTCTTTTTGAGGCTCTTTCTAAAGTTTTTTTAGCTACATCTTCGCCTACATTCTTTTTCCACTCTTCTATCCAAGATTTATCCGATATTCTAGACAACCAAGTAGTAACAGATTCGTATTTGTTTCCTTCTGGTGTAACATATAATCTGCCGGTTGGAGAATCGATTCTCTCCAAATTAGCTTTAAGTAATGGAGAGTGAGCGAAAATCATCCTTTGACATCCACTATCGTCGAGGATGTATTGAGTTGAGAGCCAGGGGTGTCTCTATGAATTTGATTTAGTTTTTCTTGAAATTTAGACCCATTTAAACTATTCTTTGTAGCCTTAGATATTCCAATTGAGAGTGTTATACTTGGGGCAGTTAATCTTTGATAGATACAATTTACATCATTACACGATGGGCAAGCTTCGCTCTCTGGTTTTTTTCTATCTGATATTTTAGAAAATGAATCGAATTCGTGACCACATTTATTGCAGAAATAGGTATATGTTGGCATTAAGTTAGTCTCTCTACATGTATTTTATTTAGTGCACGCCGCCGGAACATCTCCTTTAGGTGGAGGAGGTTATCAAGCTTTCACATAGTTAGGAAACACCTTTGAAACTAATTCAGCCGTTACAGATGGATACAATTCTGTCAGCGCTTTATCTTTTGCAGAGCAAAGAATCTCAGCATCCTTCAATGGGCAATTAATAAGAACCTCATAGAAAATCTGTTCCTTTTTGAACTTCTTTAAATCGCTGTCTACTGTACAGTGTTTCAATCTTGCAATTGTTGAGCCAAGTTGGCCCATAAAATCTGGATGAGTTAGCATATCCAGCTTTTTTGCATCTATTGGTGGCATACCTTCCGGCAAATCTAATTTAACGCTATTGTTGAAATTTAATGAGAGAATAAAATTCAAAGGGGGTCGGCTTCCATATTCTTTGATGAGTTTCAATTTCAGTGGTTCGTCTTTCTCTTTTTCAATTGTATCCAATTGTTCATAACAATGAATTGGTTTTACTATTCTGCCGTTGATTACAGTCATTTGTTTCTCCTTTGTTAAAAATCAGATGCTGAATTCAGCAACAATTTCATTCTGTGTGCATTAAGATAATTGAATACCTTGGCTTTGTTGCCGAGGATTTTATAATTCATATATTCAGATATAATATTATTATATATCTGGTTTGGAATAAAATCAAAATCTATCAACTTTTCATTCCTGCGAAAATTGCGCTGTTCCTCTTCATTCAAGCATGCATCATATCCTTTGTCATAAAATTCTTTGAATCTCGCTGTTTTAAATGGTTTTGCTCTGGTAGCTACATTATCTGCTCTATCTCTAGCCCAATTGTCTCCATTTACAATTGACGGTATATTATCCCCTGCATCGCCAATACATATATGTTCTATGAGGAATTGTTTTGGATTCTTACATACCAAATGTTTTTTCATTACATTATTCCACTGCGACACATTTCTATATGCCTGCAATTGTTGAAAATCGTGGTCAGTAGAAGAAATTATAATAGCATCTGGCTCATCGATTAATCCAGTATTTACTAATTCGTTTTCGTCGAAATATTTGACGAGACATGCGATTATATCATCTGCTTCTGCGGTATCAATTTTAAGCACAATATATTGAAAATTTTCTTTAAGTTCCTCAATGAGTTCATTTAATGTTTCAAATACTATTTCCCAATCTAACCCAGTAGCAGCCCTATTATGTTTTCTATGACCTTTATACCACTGAAATTCTGTCTTTCTCCAATAGTTTCTACCATCACAACAAAGAATTACTTTACCATTGAAGCGTCTTTTTAATGCTAACAATTGATTCAATGCAATATGTTTAATTAGATTCTTTTCATCACCTTCCTTAAATTCTTTAGCATTAGCAGCAACAGAAGATATAACCATTTGACTAAAGTCACACAGGACAATGCTCATTTGAATCTTT